ACTATTGATTCTACTAACACCATTTTTATAAAAACTACAGGTAATAGTGGCAATATTGAATTCGATCCTGATGGTTCGGGTAAGGTACTTGTTACTGGTCCTTTAGAGACAACAGGAGATATCACAGTTGGTGGAGACATAAAGGTTGGAACAGCCGCTGGTACAGCTAATCAATACCTAAAGAAAAGTAGTTCTAACGCACTTGCTTGGGAAACTGTCTCACCAGCTAGTGCAGGTGGTGCCAATACGATTCACATGAATGATGATGTGAAGCTTACGTTTGGTGATACAACAACACCTGACCTAGAGATTTACCACCAACAAAGTGACACTTCTACATGGATTGATAGCACAAGTGGAGATTTATACATTAGAAACTCTAATGATGATATTTTTCTAAGAGCTGCTGATGATATTCATATACAACCTCAAGGAAATGATGATGGTATTCATGTAAAAGGAAATGCAGGGGTTAGGCTTTTTTACGCTGGTGCTGGACCATATCTAGAAACGACAGCATCGGGGGCGAAAGTAACGGGAAATTTAGGTATAGGAACAACAGCAACTGCTAGTTTAGATGTCCGTCGTAGTGACGCTGACGGTAAAATTGCTGAATTTCATCAAAGCACTGGTTATGGAATAGATATTGGCTCCAGTGCTACAGATGCTTATATTTCATCTGGTTATAGCCAAAACTTTATTTTTAAAACAGATGCAGGTAGTGGACAAGTAGAAGCTTTTAGGCTTAATTCTGATGGTAGTGCCACTTTTGCAGGGAATGTAGGCATAGGTGCAGCAGCTCTTTCAAGTTATGCGTTAGGCGTTTATTCGGCTGATGGTGCTGGAGTAAGAATTAAAGCTGGTGATGAAGAGGCTGATATTGCTTTAAGTGTTGGTTCGGCTGGTACTGCGGATAAATTTATTATTACATCAGGTGGAGATACCACCATTAAAAACCACCTCTACGTCAAAGGCGATGGGACGGCTAATAAATTCGAAACGACAGCGTCTGGTGCGAAGGTAACGGGAAAATTACTTATAGATACGGATAGCAGAGCTCTCGCCGGACAAGGTTTTAATAGTGGTTCTGGATGGGGTGGGACTCTACAAATTGAGAAAGCTAATCCATCTGAGGGAAATAATTATGTCCCATTCGTAGGAATTACTGCATGGAATGGTGCGGATCAATCCTATACTGGCGGTATATCATTCAATAGATCTGGTAGTAATACACAAGGAACTCACGCAACAGTAAATGGGAATAAACAACTTGGTAATATTGCATTTAATGGATCAGATGGTACAAACTTTATTCAAGGTGCAGAAATATATGCAATCCCAGAACAAGCTTTTGCAACTAATGATGGACCAACAGCATTAGTATTTGGAACTGTTCCAGGTGGGACAACTACTACGACACCAGTAGAGGCACTTAAACTCACTAGTACACAAAACGCCATTTTTTCAGGATATATAAACCTTAAAAATAGTTCTGGAAATGAATATGCTCGAATTGCCAATGCAGGTGGTAGTGATCTTGCAGATGTAAGGATTTATTCAAGTAATGGTGGAACAGAGTATCTAACTATAGAAGCTGATACTAATGGTGCAGCTCATCTATTCTACGGTGGTGCTGGTACTCCGAGTGTTTCCACGACAGCAGCAGGTTGTGATATAACGGGAACTCTGAATGTAAAAGGAACTACTAACGGCAATGGAAACATTTACGCAAAACCTAATGGGACTGCTGTATATGGCGAATTTAAAGGTTTTAATGCTGCTGGCGATAAATCATGTGGGATGACGACTTGGGAGGGGTCTGCTGTTTTTATAGACTCAAGTAATAATGCGTCGATTTCTTTAAGAGCAAACGGTACTGGTGATATTGATTTACAGACTGGTGGTAGTTCAACCTTAATGATAGACGACTCAAAGAAAGCCACTTTTGCAGGAGCCGTAAGCGTTGCTTCTAAAACAGTTTCTCAAACAGCAACACCTGTAGGAGCTTTAAATATAGATTGTGCTACAGGTAACTACTTCACTAAAGCAATAATAACATCATCTACATTTACCTTCTCTAATGTCCCTGCTAGTGGTACGGCTTATGGTTTCGTTTTAGAGGTAGATGTAACAGGATCAAATACAATGATCACTTGGCCGAATAATGCTAGTGATAGTAATGGTCAAACTGTTTATTGGCCTGGAGCAGGTGTTACCGCACCAACATTAACGGATACAAAAACACATGTATTTACCTTTGCTACTGTTGATGGTGGGACTACTTGGCGGGCTTCAAGTCTTGTTGATTACACAACTTAAATAACATGCTTATATTTCCTACATACCAAACAATGCTTGCTAAAGCCGCTGCTACGTCTAGCGGTGGTGGTGGTTCAATCGTAGATACAGATTTGTATATTAACTACGATTTCTCGGATACCGACTGTTGGAATAGAAATAACAGTGCAAACGCTGCAGACTATACAGTTCATAACTTAGCGAATGATTATAACGATGCTTTATTTAGATCTAGAACAGGTACTTCTGATGCTTATAGAGATGCTTCTGATTCACCATGTATAGATTTCAATAGTTCAGATGGTGGCGGTTGCCTAGAAATTATCCCCTCAAATATTAGTAGCGATAGTGATATTTTTTCTTTAGTGATCCCTGGTAGTTACAGTAGCAGTACATCCTCTTGGGCTACCTATAATATAACTACTGTAAGTGGGACAGATACTAATAATCTTTTTAATGGTGTTGGTACAGGTGCTTTTACAATAGAACTATGGTCTAAAGTATATCTAGACCATAGTGTAAATAGTTTAGCTACAAATTATTTTGTGTCAGCTGATGATGTAGTTAGTACCACTTCTTCTTCGTATAGTAACAGTTTTTTTACTCCTGATTATAGTTTTTCGAGCTATCAAAATAAGATGCGATTCACTTATGGATCTTGGGGCAGTAAATTTTTAGATATAAGTGGTGCTCCTTCTAGTGGTGCTGCTTGGAGCAATTGGAATCATTTTGTCTACTCTAGAAATAGCGATGCAACAAACGATACAAAGATTTATCTCAATAATAGTCTTGAAGAGACAGTAACAGATGTCGAAAATCTGGATTACCTGAGGTATGCTTATCTAGATCATCCGTGGTTGGCTGTGCACGCTGGAAAAAGAATAGGAATATTTAGATTTTATCGTGGAAAAGCATTAACATCATCAGAAGTAACAACTAACTGGAACGCCCAGAAGTCTCGTTTTGGACACTAACTAACACTATGAAATACGCAATTGTTGACGGTTCTACAGTCACTAAATCTGGAACCATCTATGAACTATTCCCTAACGTCTCTTTCCCTAAGAGTGGTGCTCCAGCCTCCTTCGTTAGCGATAATAATATGCTGGAGATTACTGAGTGGATAAGCACTACTAAGCCTGATCAGAAATTAACTAAGGTTGATGTCTATGTAGAAGGTGGTAAGGCTTATGACTGCAAAGTAGAAGCAACTACTACTGATGAAAGAACAACTTTAATTAATAGTCAGTGGTCAAATATAAGAGAAGAAAGGGATGAGAAACTAAAAGAAACTGATTGGAGAGCTTCTAGTGATTTAACTCTTAGTGATGCTTGGAAAAATTATCGTCAAGCTCTGAGAGATATCACAACTCAGTCCTCTCCATATAGCATCACTTGGCCGACAGAGCCTTCTTAAATAACAACTTAATTAAAACAAAATGGCAATTACAAAAACTTGGTCTATCAATACCCTTGAGCGAGAACTTGCAGATGGGTACGTCAATAAAGCTATATTTAGAATTGATGGTGCTGACGGTACCTATACATTCAGAGCTACTGGTGAAGTAAACCTTCCTAAGCCTGATACTCTTGTACCTTATGCTGACCTTACAGAAGAGGTAGTATTAGGTTGGGTCAAGGCAAAACTAGATGCTGACAAAGCTGGTACAGTAGCTAATATTGAAACAGCAGTAGAAAACGGTGTAAACATTCAAAAAACACCTACACATGGCACTGGTGTTCCTTGGTAGTATAAATCTACCGAGGGCTACTCTTCCTAAAGCCTTAGACCTGCCTACAATCGATTTTAAGCCTCCTTCAGCTCTTGTACCATCACATCCACCTATCATAGTGCCTCCGTCCAATAGAGAGGCTCCTGAGAGGGTTAGAGAGACACGTAAGGAAGAGACACCTTCAGCACCTAAGCTAACGATACCAGTAATAGATATTCAAGTACCTTTACCAGAAACAGCAGTAGTAGTTACAGCTGTTACTACAGCAGTAGTGGCAGTTGCTACAACTTCTGTTACCCAATCCTTATTTGAACCAATTAAAAAGAAAGTTCAAAAACAACTACAAGCTAAAGTAAATAAATGGAAGCAACAGCAACAGGAAAAGAAAAAGAAAAAGGATTCTTCGGAAAGTTAAAAGATGCTGCCGAAGATCAAGAACACCAAATACAAATCTTAGGTACATTTGTACGTCTTGGAGTTGTGGTTTGGAGTGGGTTTATTATTACATTAAACTACGTAGAAATACCTATGATTAAGAAGAGTCCAGGTGGGGATATCACATTTCCTGCCAGTATATTTACTGGAGCACTTGCGACATTCGGCTTAACCACTGGTAGTAACGGTAACGGTAAGAAAAACGAAAAACCAAAGCAATGAAGAAATGGTTAATACTCTTATTGCTGGCATCACCCACGGTAGCAAGAGCAGAATTAGTAACCCCAAACTTCACCCAGGGTTCGATGAACAGTACAACAACCAGCACCCAAGCAATTGTAGAAGAAATTACTACAACAACCTATGGGTCAGCTTTAAACAAATGGTCTGGGGAAAATATAACCCACACCTCAGCATCTTCC